TACAGTATTACTATTTGAAACTGCACCTTTTGTTGTTGTCGTAACAGTTGCTGGTTGGTCCCATGCACCAGACGATGGTATTAATGTATCATTATATGGAAATTCAACTTCCACAGAATCATTAAATAATAATCTAAAGAATATTTCAATTGCGTCTGCTGAACCTCTTACCTTATAAAAATCAATAATTCTTTTGTATAGGTTTCTTTTATTTACAGTTACATCTCTTGGAATTGCTGCAGCAATTTCCTTTTGCATTAATTCTAAATAATTAGTTTCATTTCGGTCAATATCCATTGCGGCTTCAATGTTATTCATTACCCACGATGGTCCTGGACCTACCCAATATTTTGCTATTGTTGTTAAAGACGCAGTATAATTATTAAATGAACTTAATCCATTTACTGTAAATGTTTTACCTATTTCAGATGTTGATACAGCAAGTGAACCCGGAAGGTCATTACCATTTGTAATCGCAACATTAACATCACTTAAAGGAATATTCATTGTTGCCAATGCACCTTTTATTGTATGTGCTCTACCCGTTCCTACTGACGATAAATTAATTGCACTACCTCCAGCAGTTAAACTTAATTGAATACTACTGTCTTGGCTAAACACAACAAAATATTGTGTATCATCTGATAAACCACCAATTGCTGTTCCGTCGCCAGTATCATATATAATTTTTGTTCCTACTGGTAATGCCTTTTGTTGGAATTCTGTTAAGTCAAGAGTATTATTTGTTGTATTTACAACTGATGATGATGAACCATCAAAGGTAAATTCAGCAGGTGAATTACCTGTTGGAGACGTGAGTGTTAATGTTGAATTAGCACCTGTTTCATCTGTAAAAAACTTACTATTGGTATTATTAGGGTCAGATATTCTAAATCTTGCAATACCATCTAAAACAACATCAGAAAATGTTTCAGTTTCCTGATAGATAAATTCGTCCATATTCATGAACGTGTAATATGATTGTAATAATTCCTCTAATTTAGTTTTATCTTCTAATATTTCAGGCGGCAATAATTGGTCAAGACGAATATCTTCTTTCGTTTCGTGTAGTGTTGAATTATCAACCTCTACTATACCTCCTGATATTGAATGTCTATGTGCCATTATTTAAATCTAGATGTTGTTGAATATGTAATTGAACCTGATGAACCTGCCACAGCAATCGTATCAATTTCTGGTACGATGGTAACAAAACTATTATCAATTGCAATTAATTGATTACGTTTTGGTGCAAGGTCAAGTGAATTAGGTATTACAGTAATTTTAATTCGATTTGTATTATTTGGAGTAAAATTATTTAATGTTAATTTACCTAATGCTGGTTCCAATAATCCTGCATCGTTAATTACAACTACATTTTGTTGATTTACTACTTTATAAACAATTACTGTTCTGTTTGTTGAACCAGCAATTGGTAAATCACCAAAATAATGATTTGTATTTGGGTCACTTGCAAGACCAAATGCAGTTGATGTTAAAATATATTTTGTTGACTGGCCAGATTGAAAAAATGGTGCAACAAAAGATAATGTATGATTTTGTGATTCCATATTACCTTGAACATTTTTTGTTGGCGTAATATATTGGAACATTCTTGGTCGAATAACTGTATTTAATATTGCTGGGTCTGAATTATCAATTGCTCTTGTTAATTGTGAGTGTCTGAACACACCATCAAATTTATTTAGGTTATTAAAATTATAATCTGATATTGTATCTCTTACAACTGATTGTAATTCAACGGAACTTCTGTCTGTTAAATTTGGATTATATTTAAAATTACAATCAATCTCTAAATTTGTAAACGATGGGTCAACAATCTGTGGTGTTATTGATACAACATTTTTACCTTTTAATATTGCTCCAGTAATATCTGATTTTTCTGCAGTTGTTAATGAATTGGATAATAAAGGCTTAATTGATATATAAACACGACCATAATCTGGTGGGTCATTATCCTCTCCACCCCATGTTGAAATGGAATCAATATTACTAAATTCCTTTTTAATAATTGCAGCATAATCCTCAGATGTTACAGCTCTGTTTTGTGTTGTAAATGTTAACGGTGCATTAAATCTAATTGATTCAACTGTTTCTGATTCAGCACCACCAGCTGATTTGACTGCTGTTGTTACTGTAATATCAGAATAACCACCAATATTATCTACCATTGAGAATGTATTTGCACCATTTGATTCAATACCATCAGTTGTAACATAATCAACTGTAACAATATTATTATTCGATGGTTTAAATCCTGTTACGCCATCTCCAAAATATACCTCATAATAACCAGAGGAATTTTCTTGTAAATAATAAATTTTACTTGAAGCATCTACATTTTTAAGAGATTGAAATGCTGTGTATATATCAAAGGCAGTTGATTGTTCATTTGCCTGGACACGAACTCTTAATGTACTAGTATCTGCATTAAAATCTGATAGTTGAAATTTTTGATTTTCAATATCATTATCAACTCTATATTTTAATTCTCTGATATTACCTTCGACAATAACAACATTTGAAAAAGTATATGTAGTTCCTACCAATGTTGCTTGTTGAGTTTCTAAAACAACATATTGAAATTCTTCGCCTTCAACAATTGTTTTTAATTTAGTACCTCTTGTTAATTCTAAGGTTGATGGTAATGTTCCGACAACAGTAGAAACATCAACCACTAAATTGATTTGTGCTCTTGGAGATAATACAGACCTTGGTGTATATCCTAATAATTTTGCTCTTGTTACAACATTACCTCTTATCTGTGCTGAATCAAGGAATGCTTCGTTTAGTGAATAGTGAGCATTCAATGCATTATAATGTGTATTATATGCAAGAACATCTAATAAAACACTTAACCCTGAACCTTCAAAATCATAGTCATTAAACTGTGATTGTTGTTTTAAATAATTTTTTAAATTTTGTTTGATTTGTTCAAAATCTAATTCTGTTACATTTAAATTACTAGCCATATTACTTTAACCTTCTTAATATAATCTCAACACTTTCGTTGGTATCATATTCTTTTATTTGGAAATTTACTACAATATTATACGCGTTTTGGTCTGATAAATCATTTACAATAATACTTCTAGTCTTAACTCTAGGTTCGTATTTTCTAATTACATTCTCTATGTTTTCTTTTATTGCAATTTTTGTAAATAAATCAGCAGGTTCAAATAAAAGTCCTTTTAGATTTGCACCTTTATCACGACCAAAAGGTCTGTCATAAAAATTAGTAACCAATAAATTTCTTAATGCATTTTTTATCGCATTATCGTCCTTTAAAGGTATAATGTCCTTTCGTATTGGATGTATTTTAAGAGATAAATCAAGGTCTCTATGTGGTTTCTTCTTAGAAACTACTCTTGACTTTTTTAAATCTCCTATAATACTTTTATCTGATTGTATTAATCCTGCCATATATCTATTTATAAACTATTTTATGAAGTTTTAAGTGTCTCCTTTCTTCTTTCTACAGACTGTGTTGCTGCAATACTAAAACTTTCAGCATTGGCAAGTGGATTTCCAACACTTGCAGCATAGGCTTTTGCTAAATCCCATTCCTTTGCAAATATTCTACCTTCTGTAACAAAATCCCATTTACCTTCAGCATTCTTTTTCTTTAAAAATGTTTCCCTTCTCTTTTGTAAATCAGCATAGGTATAATCATATATTTTATATTCATCAAAGGTTGAACCACCAGTTTCTGCAAGTTCTGCAATTAATTCAGGTACTGTTAAATCATATAATGTTTGATTGTTCTTTTTTCTTGTAAATACCTTTTTTGAACCACCCATTACAATCGCAAGATTTTCTTTTGAAATTGAGTATACTCTCTTTAATAAATCTTTATTTAATTCATACTTATCTAAATCAATAGGTTCAACAGGTGCTGTTTTCTTTTCTGGTGTAGGTTCTGGTGGTTTTGCTTCTGCGGGTTTTGATTCTTTTGGTTCTTCTTTTATTGTCCCATCAGGCTTTTCTTCTACATTTGGTATTTGGTTACATATATCAGATATACTAATTGATGGTGGAAAACTATCCAATCCTAAACCACTAATTAATGATGATAAATTAGGAACCTTTGCTCCATATTTTTCATTTAATTCTGCTATTTTTGCAGCCAAACCTTCAGGTGTTGTCAGTGCCGCAAGTCCTAATAACTCTTTTTGTAATCCACCAATGTTAGGTAATTCAGGTTTAAATGATTCTAAATCAGCTTTTAATTCATTTAATTTAGAGGACATTGAAGCTAAT